AACTAGGTCTGTAAGTGTGGGTGGTTTGTAGTTAGGTCCCTTCAGTACCTTGCCGTCTGCTCGGTAGATAGGTTTGCCATCTTCACCAAGCTTGGACATGTTTGAGTTGTACACACGACGCATGGCCTCATCAAGATCCCACTCCTGTGATGCAGCCATCTGGTAGCAGACAAACACAAGGTCAGCCAGCTCTTTCAACTGATCACACTCATCTTCAAAGTAAAAGGCTTCGTGGAACTCACTCCACTCTTCATCGATCAATGCCTTTTGAATCTTGCGTGCTTCTTTACCAGTCTGATCGAGGGAATATGCTTGCCGGAATCGATCCGCCTGATCCATCAAGCTCTGACTCTGCATATGTGTGCTGTAGCTCATTTTGTAAATAGTGGATTGCTTTTTTTAGATCTGCTTCTTTGCTGTCCTTCCAACCAGCACGGACGATGTACTTAACAGCACAGCCCAGGTGGTAGTTCAGCTCTTGGTCTCTGATGAAGTCCCAGCACTCGATGGAACCTCTGGTGTAGTAAGGGGGTGAACTGGCCATTCTTTAACTAGGTTTGATACGGTATTACACAGAACAAAGTTCTGATGTTGTAGTGAAGTAAGGATCGTGATGAGATCTTCTTTGTCTGCTTTAGGTAGCAGATCATCCAGCCTTCTCATCTTGAACTGCTGTTCCATAGTCAACTCGGTAACCGGGGGTGGGGGTCCAAGGAATGACTGTCCTATTAATTGGGTCATAGTCTTTACAGGTAAGGATGCGAGCAAGTCGTGCATTTAGCAGTGCGACATCCTCAT